AGCAATCACGGCAAACAGATGCTGACCTTGAAGTGGCGGGACTACCACTGCTTCCGTACCAAAGAGCGGGCGTGAAGTACGCTGCTGAGGCACGCAGATGCTTCATTGCTGACGACATGGGACTTGGCAAAACACTTCAAGCAATCGCAACGCTGGAGTATGTTATGGATAGTTACCCCGCAGTTGTTGTCTGCCCACCCACGCTGGTACTGAACTGGAAGAACGAGTACAACAAGTGGCTACCAGGTAGAAATGTCGTCACGGTGAAGAACCGAAGCGAATTCCCAGACGGGGCTTATGATGTTGTCGTCGTTGGTTACTCAAACATCAACGCATGGGCGAACAAACTCCAAAAACACCGAAGTTATGTGTTTGACGAGTCGCATTACTGCAAAAGTGCTGATGCGCAGCGCACCAAGGCTGCCATCAAGATGGCGAAGTCGGCACCGAAAGAAGGAATTGTTCTTTGTTTGACTGGTACGCCCGTGACCAACCGCCCCGCTGAATACGCCCCGCAGTTGGACATGCTTGGAAAACTCGCAGACTTTGGGGGCAAATGGGGGTTCTACCGACGGTATTGCGCAGCGTTCCGAGACAGATTTGGTCAATGGAACATCTCAGGCAACTCAAACTTGGAAGAACTTAACGACAGACTTCGCGGAAACTGTTATATCCGAAGAACCAAGGACCAGGTACTGGAAGAACTCCCACCCGTGCGCCACAACACGATCCTGATTGAAGGCACTGATGCGGGGCTGAAGGAGTATCGCAAAGCAGAAAACGACATCGTGAAGTATCTGATGGAGCGCGCTCGTCAAATTGCTGAAGAACTTGGTGAATCACCGAACTCCGCTGCCGTGCGAGCGAAGATGAAGGCAGAACGGAACGAACATTTGATCCGCATCGGCGTTCTTCGGAAGTTAGCCGCCAAAGCGAAGATGCCCGCTGTTATTGAGTGGGTTGACGGGCGCATTGAAGCGGGGCAAAAGGTAGTTATCGCCGCTCACCACCGTGAAATCGTTGATGAACTCGCACAGAAGTATGGAAACATAAAGATTCAGGGAGGCATGGATGTCAATGATGTGGAAGCAAACAAGAAGATGTTTCAAGAGAAAAGTGTCACGGAAAGCCCCGTTATCGTTCTTTCCATCCAAGCAGCGAAAACAGGTCACACGCTGACCGCTTCTCAAGATGTCCTCTTCGTGGAACTCCCATGGACACCGAGCGATGTTGATCAAACTTACTCAAGATGCCACCGACTGGGACAAAAGGGCAGTGTAACAGCAACTTATCTACTTTGTCAAGGAACTGTTGATGAGCAAATCTACGATGTCATTGAACAGAAGCGTGGAGTTGTCAACGCTGCCACCGAGGGAATTGAAGTCAGCGGGGCAGGTGGAGAATTGTTTGACTACTACCTCCAACTGTCAATGAAATACTGAAATCGCCCCATCCGCCGTATCCATTTGATAAACTAGAGGGGCACAGAAAAGACTGCTACTTGCTATCGGCGTATGCGCCTGACCTTATCCACCGAACAACGGAGTAACAATGAAAAAATCAACTGTAGCGAAGCATTATCTAATACCAATTTCTATCATCGCAAGTGCCATCATGTTCATCTCAAGTACATTTGGAAGTAATTCAAGTAACGCAACATCGGTCTCTATAACCCCAACAGAAACCTCAACAACTACTAGCGTTTTGGTAACAGCGCCACCCACCTTAGCCCCGTCAACTACGACGACAACGCTTCTTCCTCCGAACTGGACTCCACCGACATTGCCGTCTGATGTCCCATGCCAAGAGTGGACACGGACAGCACTTGATGCTGGCTGGCCATGGGAACTCTTGCCTGAACTACTCCGTGAAGTGTGGTCTGAGTCTCGTTGTCAGAATGTCATTGAGGGTCACCCACAATGGAATGGACATGACCGTGGACCTCTTCAAATCAACCAAGTTTGGCTTGACGACATTGAGGCAAAGTATGGGCACTGGGAAGTGGTCAATGATCCACGCTATAACTTTGCGTGGGCATGGGAGATGTATCGCTGGTACGAGGACCATGGCTACTGCGGTTTCAAGCCGTGGTCACGCCCGTGTAAGTGAGGAGAAAATGAACATATTTAACAAATGGATCATCGGAGTCACCCTCTCCTTCGCAGTCATCGGCGTTTCCTTATGCGGGACTGCGGACAACAAAGCGAGTGCTGAAAAAATAGTTCCAGCAACAGCACCGATTGACCTTTCGGGAGTGAATTGGACTGAACTCGCTCGTTTGATGTACGGAAGATGCGGGGAATACCATGACCTCGCCATTGCAGTTGGCTGGAGTGAAGCGCAATGGAAGAAGTTGAGTTTCGTCATGTACCGCGAGTCCCGCTGTAACACGATGGCGTTCAACAAAACTGATCCAAACGGCGGAAGTCGTGGACTTATCCAAATCAACGGTTTCTGGTGTAAACCAAGCAAGTACAACAAATCTGGTTGGTTACAGGCGCAGGGGGTACTCAACACTTGCGAGGATCTGTTCATTCCCGAAGTAAACCTTCGTGCGGGGCTAGCGATGTGGAACTACAGCCAACAGCGAAACAAGTGCGGCTGGCAGCCATGGGCGACTCGTTGCTAAAGTTTCACGGAAGAGTTGCTTTTTCGTAGCGAAGTGTGTATAATGATTACAACTACTAACGAAGGGGTGCATTTATGAGTAACTTAAAATACTTTTTAGTGGCGAGCGAGGACTACCCCACGCCCGCACTCATTCTAGAGGACAACAACAACTGGGGCGAGGTCTATTGCAGTCGCCACGCCGTTGAGGACACACTGAACCAATTAATTGACGGTTGCTGGTTTGTGGAAGTACCACAAGAACTGAGCGACTGTATCACTCACGGTTCGTGTCCTTCTTGTCACGACGAGTATGCAGATGACCTTCGGGAATCCTGCGAGCGTGACCAAGTTGCCCGCTACGAAGCATGGTTGGAGGCAAGATGACCACCGATTACATAGTTTCGCCTGACTACATGGGGCGACCCGACTGGTGCGGGTGTGGAGAGTTCCACGAGTCCGTTATCTGCGCTAACTGCGAGGATATGGAGTGCCCATCACAGCGGGCGCGCGATATTCACTATCATGACCGCATTGGTCAGTATCTCTGCTCGGAATGTTTATGCGGATATGCCGAGGGGCTATCAGCACGAGGACGAGAGTGAGAAAGGCGGGCGGTGGGTACGCTCACCGCCCGACCACCCATCGGGGCTATCGGCGTTTCTGATAAATCTAATGGAACACGAAAGTGCTGGTCAGAGGCTTTTTTGCGATATGACTTGCTTTAGATAAATCCATACGCTAGTATTTCATATAAATCCAAACAGATACTAAGGAGAAATCATGGCACATGAACTAGAAATGAAAGCAGACGGAACAGCGAAGTTCGCTTACTCGCTCAAGGGCGGTATCCCGTGGCATCGCCTCGGAGTCCCGCTTGAAGGTTTACAGACAGTGGACGCAATGCTCAAAGCATCGGAAGCCGACTACGAAGTAAAACTCACCAAAGTGGCGGCAGTTGATGATGATGGCAACTTCATTCTTGATGGCAACGGAAAGCCAATCATTATTGAAGATACCCGTGCCACTATCCGAGACAACGGAGATGGAACGCTTGACGCACTTTCTTCAGTTGGAACTCGCTATGTGGTCAAACAGAACAGGGAAGTAGCAGAACGCGCGCTTGCCGTAGTCGGGGCTTCAGAGGGAGAGGCAGTCGTTGATACCGCTGGCGTTCTTCAGAACGGAAAGCGTTTCTTCATGACCCTTGACTTGGGAGCACTCATCATTGATCCGATGGGCGTGAATGACCGCATTGCTCGCTACCTCGTTGTATCCACGGGACATGACGGAGTGTGGCCAGTTCGCTACGCAAATACCGACATTCGTGCTGTTTGCAACAACACTGTTCGCCTTGGACTCAAGGAAGCAGAACGAGTGTTCGTAGCACGACACACAAAGAACATGGACTCAGCGTTTGACGATGCGAAAGAAGTCTTGCGCATCAGCGTTGACTGGGCGAAGAACTTCAAGGTCATGGCAGAGGAGATGCTGTCTATCGCAGTCCCGAAAGATTCAGGCAAGGTGGACAAGGTTCTCAACCGAGTCTTCCCCATCAAGAAAGACGAGACGGATCGCCAACGCACGAATCGTGAACGCACGAACATGATTATCCGTTCACTTTACGAATCGGACAAGAACGCTGGTGGTTTTGGACATAATGGCTGGAGTATGTATAACGCCATTGGCGAATACCTTGACCATCACCGAGACGCAGAGTTAGATGAGCGAGCATTTGCTTCACTTGACGACAACTCATGGGTGACACGCATCAAGTTGGAAACCCAGCAGGCTGTTCTTTCACTAGTCTGACAAACATCAAAAATAGAGTCATAATGGGGTGGGACAAAATAGTCCCGCCCCATTCTATTTGGAGAAAAAATGAACTACGAAGGCATGGACCCTGACAAACTTCATAAAATAGTTCAATCCGCAATCAACCCACTTGAGGTTTTTCGGAGGGCTTTCTGCCAGCGAGTAGTTGAATCTGTAAACACCCAGTTCGGTGACGAAGGTTTGTACGACTTACTTCTTGGAATAGATGCGGTGGGAAACTTTGGTTCGGTAGTTGTTATCAACCGAGATGAAATAGATAACTATATGTTTTCCAACTTCGGGACTTTTGACGAGTTTATGTACGACAAAATTATTATGTCAGAAGAATGGGCGGACTTCTTGGGTCATGTCATGGCGGAAGCGGGCGCAACCTTAGGCAAAATCATTGACGACGCAATGGATAACGACTAACTCCAGCCGTTGATGGGGTGGAACTCAGCGTAAGCGGTGTCATCGGAGAACGCAGTAACTACTAATCCAAGTTCCGTAACGAGAAGGTCTGCGACTTGACCGAAATGGTCCCGCATCATATCTAAGTCAACTTCTTCTGCGCCGTCATTTGCTAGATCAACGAGTAGATCACGAATGTAGTTGGAAATGAAAAGTTGAGCGGTGTGAGTTTCTGAAATTTCTGAATCCATGTTGACAATCTAGCACGGTGCTGGTAACCTATTGAGCAACAACCCCATAAGGGGAACACGAGGAGAATACGAATGTCAGCATCACCGACAACACTTACAGGAAACCTTGTTTCAGATCCCGAACTTAAGTTCTTGGATAATGGAACAGCGAAATTATCAGGCTCTATTGCCGTTGGTCACTATTGGACAGACGCATCGGGCGAAAAGCAAGAAAAGACTTCATTCATTGACTTCGTTGCATGGCGTTACCTTGCCGACGACGCAGCACGAGTGTTGGAAAAAGGCGTTCGTATCATTGTTACGGGTCGTCTTGAACAGCGTTCGTGGGAACAAGACGGGGCTAAGCGAAGCAAGGTTGAACTTATCGCTGACGACATCGCTGTCGCAGTGAAGTCAATTGAGTCGTTTGACCGTCGCCGTGCTGGTGAAAAGGGTGCTGTTGCGCCGAAGCCCGCAGCCGCTAAGCAGGCACAACGCACTGCGTACAAAGCACCGACACAATCCGTAATGGAAGATGCCGAGCCGTTCTGAGCGAATTCTCGTTCTTTATAGTGTGTCTACTAGGTACATACGCTGTAGTGAAATTGGTTGATGGTCGGGGCAAGAAATAGCCCCGACCATTACCATTTCTGATGTATGAATTCCCACACTTCAGGGGATACAAAGTCCTCGTAGTACGGATCAAGGATCGTACCGATGAGTTCCGAAGCAATGTCGGGTCTGACCATCGCAAGGAAGTTTGACACCGCCTGTCCTAGTCGTTGAGTTTCCCTATTGCGTTCAAAGTAATCGGTTGAGTTACTAAGGAACTCTATGTAGTTCACTCTGTCCACTCCCAAGTTCCATCTTGATGAAGCGTAGCATTTGACGGAGCGTCGCACTTCTTGATGTCCACGAACATTTGCCCATCGTTCTCCCAAGTAAAGTTAGCGTTGAGTGCGATTGGGCAGGGATTGTCATTATCGGGGTCTACGATGTCTGCTAGGCGTGTTATACCAAGCATAGAGAGTATTCCTAGTCCACCCCAAAAAGTGAAGCGGACTGCTGTGCGGATAGAGTAGTAGAGTGATGTTTTAGTAGTCATAGTTACATTATACAAAACCTATTCATGAATGTCAAGGATTGTTATGGCAGATAAGATAAATAAAAAATCAGCACCAAGACAGAAAATCCTAGGGATAGAACGGGAAGGCGCATGGGGCAGAGTTGAGTATCTCCATCGGTTGGCGTGCGGGCATACCGAGCGACGGAAGCGCCCAGCGAAAACTGAGATTATCTCCTGTTCATGGTGCGTAGTTGCCGAGAAGCAAACGGAAGTTCTGCAAAGTTTTGCTACGAAGCGACCACAAAGCCCCGCTGAAGATGATGTTTTTGACCGACTCAGTTCGTTGATGGCGGTGTCGGAGAGGGAAGTTTCCAAACTCAAAGCGGAGATTGCGTCTAAGTTCAATGTTCCCGTGGACTATGTTGATGTCGTCGTGGAAGACGATGACGGGACTCTTTCTGTTTCGTACGCAATCATTTTCTTATCGGCGCAAGATATCAAGACTATTTTCCTACACTCTTAAGGAAAACACTTGACATTCACTAACTTGCCCGTTAGACTAT